CCATCCCAGACATACAGATTCCCGTCAATAATATATCCGTCACCTGGTTCCGCATCTTCCGGTAGTTCTCCTGTTGTTTCATACGATCCTTTAATATTGACCGATTTCCCATCTTCTCCTTTTGGTCCTTGCGGACCAGTTTCACCTTTCGGGCCTTGCGGGCCGGTAGCTCCTGTTTCTCCTTTCGGCCCCTGTGGGCCGGTTTCGCCTTTTGGGCCCTGAGGGCCAATCACACTACCCAAATCTAATTCCTGTGCCATATTTCCCTATCCTTTCTATGAAATTGTATATATCAATTTACCATCTCTTATTGACAATGGCGGCGCCGGTTCATTATCATTATGTGTCATTATCAGATGCCCCTCTTCATTCACATACATTCCAAACATTCCCGGATTCAGTTGTGTCACAGATGCCACTCCGTCTTCCCCTTTTGGACCCTGCGGTCCTGGCGGACCCGTCTCTCCCTGAGGCCCTGGCGGACCTTGTGGACCTGTCAACTCTCCTGATTCTATTTTCCCTTGTATCTCTCTTGTGATGTCCTCTGCCTTCTTTGATGCATTATTCGTTCTCGTAATCGCATCAGTAGCTTGTCCTATCAACCCCAACAAGACAGATTCTTCTTCCGGATCGGGTTCTGGCAATTCTCCTTCCAGCCCTTCCAATACTTTACATTGGCGATTCACAGTCGTGTTCCATTCATTTTTCAGTGTTCCATCATCGACCGTTTTTTTAGCACATAGAATAAACTTCACATTGCCTTTGTATTTTGTTACTTTCCTCGACAGAAGCCACGAAAACAGGATATTTCCCTCTGATAGTTCTACATCATCAATGCAATACACCCCAAATTCTCCATTGGCGTTTTCATAATTGATAAACAGAATCAGTTCGGATAAATCGATATGATCCCCCACCATCTTGGGACACTGAAATAAAACTCTTTCTACTTTTTCATCCGATTCTACGCCCAATAACTGGATAGCATCAGGAACAATAATCTCTCTTGTCTCCGGATCGATTCTGCATCGTTCTGTCTCCTGAATCTCCTCTTCTTCCAGATTCATCTCCGCAAAAACTTCTTCTAATCCAGTCATTGCCTCACCCCTTCCTGGTGTATAGTTACGGAATTTGTCGTGATCCGGTATCCTTCCCTTTTCCCATACAGTCGCACCTCAAATGACGTAAATGTCAGCGCTTCCTTCGGTATCTGACACCGTCCATTTATCACAGGAGCATAATATTCTTTTCCCAGTTTGGTAAATCCGGCTACTTTTTTGCATCCCTTCCATTCATTACTACAAAAAAATTCCGCATTGAGATATCCTTCTGTCTCCGCTACAATTCCACTAAAATCGCATTGCTGGTCCTTCACAAGGTTCTGGCCTTTCACATGAAATTTCAAGATACGCATCACGAACCGCCTCCCAACGCATCAATATCTGAATTTTCAATTTGTTCTACACCTTCCACCTCCCCAGGCTCCCCTTTTGGACCCTGAGGGCCTTGCGGACCGGTCGGTCCTTGTATGCCTTGTTTCCCCTGCGGACCCTGCGGGCCTGTCGCTCCCCGTTTCCCTGATAGGTCAACCAGAAGCTCATACCCCTGGCTCCGTTTCTTATATACTGCCGCATTTTCATCGTCTTCTACATTTCCCGTGTTGACAATCACCAATGACCCTTCTGTCAGTCCGTCTGAAGAAAATCCCTCATTCATATCCTCTATGGAACCATATTCTTTTAGTATATTCATGCTATACATAGTTTCTGTTTCTCCATCATCCAGATCGTCAATCTCTGATTCAGAAATCTCGACTGGATCAATATGTTCCAACCTTCCAAGCGCATCGATCAACGCCTCGTAATCGTCAGAACTCGTTATATTGGACATTGCTACCAAGTTCTGGCTTACTTGAATATGAAACTCAAAAGAGGTTACAACTCTGCTTTTATCCATCAAATGAAGCTGCGCTTTTACTGTCCCACTCTCTGCCAGCATCTGTTCCGTTAATCCAAAAAGTACACAATAATCATTGAATACGGTGCCTTCCGTATATGTTTCTTTCCCAGACGGTTTTTTACAGTAAACACGAGCTTTATAAATCATTCCCTCCGTCCCTGACAGAAGCACCTTAACCAAACGCCCGGTATCATGCTGTGTCGCAAAGATCACATTTGTAATCCCTTTGACTCTTAAATCCAAACTTAAAACTTTTGTTGATTCCATCGTTCCTCCTCCCTTTTATGCAGGAATCCACCGTACAAACGCTACATTCTTGGGTTCTGGAGGTGTCACACTTCCTCCGCCTGGATATCTCAGACAGTATCCCCACGGATAGTTATAATATCTTGTAACCCAGATCTCTTGTCCTGTCTGGTCTCCTGTCTGTCCTCCAACCGTTCCCCCAAACTCATTGATGCTTGCCTGTACGACTTGTCCGTCTCCGATGCTCATGGCCGTGTGCCCTTTTTGCCCGGTAATTAAAACGTCTCCGCGAATGATTCCAGAGCCTGACCGGAAGTTCACCTGACTTGTCACATCTTGGAAACCCGCCGCCATAAAATAGCTTCTCATATTTGCGGTATTAACTGCCGTTCCTCCGCCGATAGACAGACCCGCTTTTCGGTACGCCGTTGTCAGAAACGAAGAGCAGTCATAATCCGGTCCCCATCGATTCCCTTGGTCATATCCGTGCGAGCTGTCATTTGCTGTATCAATGGCCCATTGTACCGCTTCCTCCACAATATTTTTCAGGATGCCATCAATTCTTGTATCCCATTCCCGCGCATAGCGAAGCCGGTTCTCCATCATTGGAGTCCCGGCTCTTTCATAGTTTGCCTCCCACGCATAGGTAAGCCATTCGATATCCCTTGATGATTTTATGAAATCATTAAAGGAAATATTGTAAGCGCTTGTCGCATAGTACTGGATCCCTGTCCTTCTTTCATAATCAGTAACCGCAAGCTGGCAGTCGATGGTCAAATAATCCGTCCTCCCGATCGCCCGCGCTCTAGTCTGTAGATTCGTTCCTGGTGTCCACTGATTCAAGCCTACGCCAGAATTCCAGTTTCCTTGTCCGCTCTGAAAGGAGGCCGGATTGAGGTTGGACTCCTGCTGGGCATTTGCCAGGTACGCAACAATCGGATTTCTAGCCCATCCGTATTGTTCATTTAGCTTTTTTGCTATCTCTGTTCCATTCTCAATGTATCCCATCAGACAGTTCCCCCTTCGGCGGTCTTCCCTCCTACAAAGATTCCATCTACGAAGTCCATATAGGAGCCGTCAGAGAACTCCGCCCTCCCGGTTTTTGTTGTCTTCTCATCAACTCCGACAGTACCAATATGAATATTGTCTGTCTGTACCACATCCGCCTCTATCCGACCCGACCGGAAATGGGTCTCTCCTGTTTGTCCATCCGGCCCTACTATCGCTCTCCAGTACGAATCACTTGTTGTCTCTCCATGTTTCATATAAAGGAATCCATCGGTTGTCACCCCAAATGGTCCAATCGTCATTTTCTGTGCATTGATAACCCCTTCATCCAGATCAAAATAATTATTTCCCAGCTTGTCCGCCAACTTTCCGGCAACGATCAGATCCGCTATGATTCCCGCTGCTGTAACGGCTGTCTTCCAGTCCCACGTCCCATCCGGCAGCTTCTCTTTCGCCACCCGAAGGCCTTGTGTTCCCGCTTCCATCGCCCCATATAACGCTGACAGTTCATCCAGCACTTCGATCAAAAACGCCGCCGAATTTGTCTTTTTTGCGGCCGTTGATTGTGCGTACAGGTTTGCTTTCATGGCATCAATCGTCCCCTGAACCTGCTCCGCAACCAGGGAACCATCTTCCCGGATTGTCTTCTCCACTCTCTGTGCTACCGATGACATCTCTTTTAAGTAATTGTAACGGAACTCCCCCAGCTCCACTTTGGAATTCTTTTTTCTGACGTTATCGTAAGTGATCGAAATCGCCCTCGCTGTAGTCGTGATTCCCAATTTCTTATTTTTGCATTGTACCGTATCTCCAAGCCCGATCGCTTCCAGGCCTTTTACATTTCGGTATTGTTCTGTATTCTCGATTGCGTACATATCACAAGAATAACTGCATTTCGGTTTGTCCACACCTTCCTGAAATTGTTCCTGGCATCGTCTTATAAGTTCTCTCCTCAGCTCCTCTAAAGAATCAAAGCTTTCCTCTCCTTCTTTGGCATCTGTCGCCAGCTTTACGTCTTTAAACTCTACCGTTTTCGTATAGATCACCGGGTAATTGCCAATCAATGGACTATCCACCCACGGGGTTTCCCCGTCAAGCATGTAATCGTTATACGCCACCGGAACAATCCTTGTTATGACATCCGACATATCAATCTCTTCTTCGATCTCTTTGCAATTATATCCGAATTCCGCCTTTGCCCCATTATCTTCGCCGATCTGCTCATTGATTATCATTTCATAATTGTCATAGAACACCTCCCCTCCGAACTTCTTCAAAAAGGAATGATCGCCATCACCTTGTACAGCCTCAATCAGGTTTGTCCTTATACATTCTACATATGCTGTTTTTATAATATCAGAGGATGCCCGGTACTTTTCCTGCCCTCTTGTCATATAGTTCAATACCTGCTGCCCGGTTCCCGATATTTCCAGCCTGTTCAGATATAGTTCCTTGGCCGCGTCATATAGAATCGGTCTCGCATACGCTGTGACGCGTATCCTGTTTTTTTTCTTTTTGTAAATCCGAAAAAGCTGCTTTTTTGAGTGAAACAAAGGAGCCGCAATCACGGCCCCTTCCTGTATCAATGTCCATCTCCCATCCGGGTCTATTGGATGTGATAATTCCATTTCCCAACTTCCGTTGAGTTCGCACTCTGTTTCACAGCTTTCAGGCAACAATGTCATATCCCCGTTGTGCAGGAAATCCTCGTTTCCCGCCTCATAAATTTCAATCATTATAACCGCCTCCAGTTTGGTATGACCTGGACCTGGAAAGCACCATGATATCCGACTTCATTTTCTCCAGGAAGCAAGAACAGATCTTCAAAGTCCCCTTTCGCGGCCTTATTCACTACAGTCCCATCCGACCTATAAACCAGCTTTCGCTCGGTGTCAATGTATGCTTCTCCGGTAAGTTCTACTGAAAATGAATTCCCATTCACAGAAAGCTCACACACTCCTCTCCCGGAAATATGATATGTTGGATAGGCCAGCAGATAAGGATTATACCTCACCGCTTTACAACTATATTCCGCAAGCCCATCCTGCAAATAGGATAATCCATCCTTTGATATAAATACCGCCTTGAACGATCCTATCCGCCTGCTGCTTCTCTCATTCGTGTCAATTTCTACTTTGGAAATTCTGAAAAAATAATTTCGGTCATCACCCAGAATCAAATCCGTATTCCTTTCAGAAAGCCATCCCTGGATCAGCCTCCACCGTTCCATCCAAGCATCTTCTGGCCCAATATAATTCATCGGAATTTCAATTTCAGATTCTTCATAGGCCTCTTCCTCCAGGTAGAGCATCCCGTCTCTTCCCGCAATCTCAATACTCTCCATCTTCTTTTTCGCCGCTGGAATATCTGGTCTGTCTGATATGCAGACCCCAAACTCAGAGGCCCGCCGTCCACCATAACAGATATCATACATTGCCTTTACTCTCCTTTCGCCGCTCGATATGCCCGATGCTTCTGCCCCATTTTATCCAGGATCATGTCCGTCATCACAGACACTAATTTCGTATCTCCAAGATAAATATTGTTCTCCGCCACAATCTGGAGATCTTTTATTACTTCGGACAATATCTGTGCCATGATGCCATTGTTTCTGGAGTTTTCCTCTCTGATATAAGATTTCAATAAGTCAATCGGAAGAACGGCTTCTTTTCCTGCTTCCCCGCCTCCCATTAGCGTACTACCGTTTGCACCAAATATGGTCGGGCGGTTCAAAATCCCACCTTTCGCATACCATGTGATCGGCATGGATGGTGTACGCAATGACAACGGGTTCACAGAACGGCTTTTTTTGCTGCTTTTCTTTTTGCTCTTCCCACTGGATTTTTTATCTCCAAAAGAAAATAAGTCCTCAAAAAATCCTACTATTTTTTCGACTTTATCCTTAATCCAGTCTAAAATAGGGTCTACCAAATCCCGGAACCACTTGCATTTATTATACAAAGTCACAAGACCGCCCACTAACACACTGATCAGCGTTATCGCTCTGGAAATAGGATTTGCGTTTATTACACCCCAAACCGCTTTGATCTTAGGACTTAGCTTTTCAAATCCCTTCATCAAGTTTCCTACCCCCGTTGTCATTAATCCAATTCCCGTCAGCGCGGGTGCGATCGCCGCAGTCAAGAGGACTATCACTCCGATGATCCTCTGTGTGCTTGGTGGAAGTGCATTGAATTTTTCTAAAAGCCCTGCCGCAATCTGAGTAATCTGCGTAATAATCGGAGCCACTGTTTCCGCAAGCTGTGCGGTTGCTGCCTGAAAGTCTGCCGTTGCCTTATTTCCCTCTACCAGATTTTTGTTATTTTCCTGCCATTTCTGCCCTGCCTGCATCAGTCCCTGGTTTGCCAATTCCTGCATGATAAGGTTTGTCCTCTCAGATTCCGTGCGGCAATTAGCCAGTTTTTCATTAAACGCATCTTCCGAGGTCCCTGCCCAGTTCAGGACATCCGCAAACGTTCCTGTTACTGCTGCTGTTCTTGCTGTTTCATTGATGGATTCTGCCAGCCCATCAATTGGAATACTATCTCCGTACTTCGCCCATGCCCCAATCGTCCCGTTTACCATTTGGGTAAGCTGCTGTTGGGAAAGCCCCATTGCCTGCAAATTTGCCGTTGTAGTCGCTGCTGTCTGGTCATCCCCAAGAACACCGAACAATGTCTGATAAGTCTGCTTCGTTTCCTCTGCGCTGTATCCTGACAGTTCACTTGACACTTCCAGCGATCCCATGATTTTTCGGTATTCCTCAGTGGCAGGTACTGTGGCCGCTACCGCCCCGATGATCCCCGCCGCCGCTGTGGAAATTCCGCTCATCTTTTCTCCTGCACTTTTCGCCTTATTCCCAACATCATCCAACTTTTTGGCATAATCATTCATTCTGGCGCTTCCACTTTTTAACTTGTCTTCGACTTCATCCAGCCCTTTTTTGTAGTTATTCAGCGATGTCTTTGCCTGATTCAGTTGATTTCTCTTATTTTGGATTGCTCGTTCGTCCCGTTTCTCTGCCGCCTCCAGTTCATCCAGTTGTCGGGACAGTAAAGTCACTTTATCGGAATAATCTTTTGTCTGCTCTGACAAATATTTTTGTGTTTCTTTCAGTTTCTCCGCCGTCTTTGTGCTGTCATCCCATGTTGACTTCACCAGTTCAAATGCGGTCCTGTTTTCCTGTATGGATGCTGTAACTTCCTTCAGGCTTTTATTGAAATCCACAGACCCGTCCGCCTTAAAGACAAGACCTACTCTTTGTAGCTTATCCGACATATAGTGCCTCTACCTCCCTTCTTCTATCTTTCTGGAACACTTCATAACATTCGTTAAAAAAGATCGGGTCTGAATTCCAAAATTCTTCTTCACTCATTCCCATCTTTCTCGCCGCCACCATATATTCCGGCCAGTTTATTTCCCCGGCATCACACTCGACTGTGCCTGTTTTTTTTTAACATACCGGTCATATTCTTCCTGGAATACTTGCAGTACCTTTTCTAATTGTTCCGTATCTGGAGGGACAAGGGAAAGCGCTTCATCAAATCCTACTGTTTTCCCATTGCTTCTTAGGATTGCGTAAATCACATAGGCCGCCAGCTCAAAGCTTTCTTCTTCCGTCAGTTTCTTTTTGTTTTTCTCTGCTTTCTTCTGGATACGATAAAATCCTTTCTGTTTTTGCAGGTAATAGATCGTCCCAAAATTTACCCTGACAGAAAGCCTTGTGCCGTCTGTCAAATCAATAAAATTTTCCTTCATGCCTCTCTCCTTTATGAACCGGAAACCGCTGACGTCAAATCCTCTTTTGTCAGTATTGGTTTTCCAAAAAACTTTTCTTCCGTCAATCCTGCCGGAAATGCGGATGAGGAAGAATCGACCATCGCTTTGATATCTTCATTATCATTAAAGGCATATGCCTTAATGGTAATCGTGTCTGTCTGTTCAGAAAAGCTCTCTTCCCTCGTTTTCGTTTCGTCTGTATTTTCCGCGAGCCTGCATTTTGGATACCACTCCAGACGTATCTTCCCTTTTTTCAGTTTTACAACCTTTCCATATGCAAAAAATGGACGAATTCCTTTCCCTCCCGAAAGAATCAGACCACCTTCATCCACTGTATCTCCCCGCATTTTAGCTAGTGTTTCTGCCGGGAACGCAATCACTTCTACTTCAATATCCGTTGAAGAGACGCTGGAATCTGTATCGTATACGATGCCACTTGAATATACATCTGTGTTTTCCGCGTTTTCTGTTACAGTTACACTTTTTACCACTTCGGTGCACTCCACCTCTTCACTATATTCCCCTGAATATTCTCCGTCTTCCGACTGATCGAAGCAGATATACTGCGCCCCGACTGTCTCTTTAATTGGCGGTTTCTTTGTCGTAATTGCCATTCTTTTTTCTCCTTTACTTCCATAATTCCTTGTCAATCGCTTGATAATACTTCTGTTTATTTTTCTGGAATGTCGGCATCACATGCGGAACCGCATCTGCCCTCACTGTTCCATTTTCTGCCATTGGGCCATAATATTTCCCCCATCCGACTTCTATTTCACCTTTCGTTCTCCTTGTCGTTACGGTATCTAAAAGATGTGTGTATCCGGACCCGGTCATCTTAGAACGTGGTTTTGGGAGTTTCCTTACATCATCGGCCAGCATCTTAGCTCCTGTTTCTATAGCTGACAACGCCTTTTCATCTGTTACCTGATACCGCTGCATAAGGTCTTCCATGAAGTCCAATCCGCCCGTGTAAAATTTCATGTCAGACATCTTCTATCACATCCACGGAAAAGTAGGTGTGCCATGTTTTTGAGAATACAGGATCTTTTTCCACATATTCGTGCTGAAATGTAGGGTGAATCCCCTGTTCTCGCAACTTCTTCCGTAACTCTTTATATTTGTCATGCTGAGGTGTGCGGGCAAATAACGAGATCTGGTATGTAACAACATTCTGGTATCCATTTCCGGAGGCCATTTCGTCTTCTTCCAGATACGGCCAAAATACAATCCTTGGATATTCGTTCGTGTTCTTATCGCTTGTAATTCCTTCATTTACCGGAACTCCCAAACTTTTCAGTAAACTGCTTAATTCCTGTTTTGTCATTGTATTTTCAGCTCCTTTTCTGGACGAATCAACGTAAGTTCCGTTTCCTGAAATCCGTCTTTATCCGTCACATGCGTGGCATTATAAACATGGTGCTGTTTCCCTTCAATCATACATACACACCTGCTATCAATGCCCTTATACACTGGAATCCGAATCTTCATCGTCACTTCTTTCCCGCCCTGATCGAATTCATACTTTGTCCGATCAAACACTGATAATTCCCGATACCATATGTCCCCCACATTGGAATTCTCCAAATGCTCCTCTGGATAATCCTTGGATTCGTCCTGCCGGATGTAATAAAGCTGCATTGCTCCTGATGTATATTCAGGCATCTGCATGTGTCTTCACCTCACTTCCCATCTGCCAGCTTAAAATTAGAGCCTTATAATTATCTTCCCATTCATTCACTTTGTGATGGTAAGCGTAATACACATAGTTTTTTAACAACATTCGGAAAGTATAGTCATCATCCAGACTTTGTCCTGGATTCAAAAAATCCAATCTTGCTTTTCCCTCTTCCAGGTATCTCATTAATCCTGTATCCTGAAAATACGGCGG